GGCCGCACCGGCGCCAGTCGCCACCGTGATGGTGGTCACCGGCGTGGAGCTGATCGGCAGCGCACCCACCAGCGTGCTGGTGGTGTAGGCGCCGTTCGCCGCGCCGCGGGGGTGCGACGGCCAAAGCGTGTTCTCCATGAAATCGAACCCGGCGGTCCGCCCCATGAAGCCTTCGCGGTTCTGCTTGCTGATCGTCGTCTGGTCGTTGAACAAGCCCTTCAGCGCATCGACCAGGTCGACGTTGTCCTGGGTGTTCAGGTTACAGGTTCGCGCGTTCAGCGGCGCCAGGTTGTCGACCAGGATCTTTCGGCCCTGCAGGACCTTGGTGAAGTTCGCCGGAAGGGTCTGGTTGTCCACCTGGTTGTAGACGTCCTTGTACATGTTCATGGCGTCCGCTTCGATGTTGGCGGCCAGCACGCTCATCGCAGGTTCGATAATCCTTTCGGAGAAGTCGTCGAGGGCCAGGGTCAGGTCCACCGACGTGAAGTTTAAGTCGACGCCCTTCTGTGTCTGCACCTTCAGGTCGACGGTGGCTTCGGTGGTGTCGGTGGCGCCGAGGTTCAAGGTCGAGCCGGTGCGGACGACATACTGGTTCGGCAATCTGATTTTCAGCGTGTCGCCGACCTTGGCGCCCTGACGGGCGAAACTGTCGTCGTAGTCGCGCGTGATCGTGCCCACGAAGTTGAGCTTCTGGTGCAGCACGCGAAGCGCCTCCCGCGTCACGGCGGTCGGCGTCAGGAAGGCGTTGGCCATTCCGATGTCCTTTCAAAATGAGTTGGGTTGACGCCGCGCAGGCGTCTCCGAGGCGCGGCGTGCGCGCGTGCTCGAGGACGGCCGGCGATCAGCCGGCGGCGGCGTTAGGAGTAGGCGACGATCTTGGTCCGCGGCCAACGTCGGTCGGCAGGGCCGCGGAGTGAACTTGCCGCTTGGTTTAGGGTCTCTTGGCGGGATGAGGGTTCGGCGCGGGAACGCCGAGCACGAGCCTCATCGCGCCTTCCGCAGCGCGTCGTTGCGTCGCTTCATCCACTCCTTGGTGGCGAGTTCGTCGCGCACGCCGCCGCCGCTGGATGCGGCGCCGCTGACCAGCACCGCCGGGCGCACCGCCTGAGCCTGAACCGCGCTCTTCGCGGCGTCGTCACGTTGGTTCGCCTGATCGGCCTGCCAGGCCCGGTGCAGGATCTTCCAGACCCGCGGGTCATCGGCCGCCCGGAGTTCGTCCAGCGTCACCCCGTGGGTCTGAGCATAGTCCACGAGCTTGCCAGCCATCTCGGGCGACCAGCCTTCGATCTCGCCCTGCAACCTGCGCCCGGTCTCGGCCATCCTCGCGGCGGCCTCGCGCGCTGTCTGCAACTGTCGCCGTTCCGTGTGGTGGTTCACCGCTTGCGCCAGCTCGTCGCGCGCGTGCGCCATCGCCTGGAACCGACTCCAGAGGGCCTGCGCCGCCGAGGGATCCTGCGCGGCATACCCGTGCCAGTCGACGCCATGCAATTCGCTCAGCTGATGATCCAACGCCGCCAGGTGCACTTGGTCGGCGCCGGCCTGGCCAACGATCTGCGCGTGGTGCGCCACGGCGGCTCGCTCGGCTTCAAGCGCCCGGCGATGGGCCGCCAGCTCCTGCGTCTTGCGAGTGTAGTCCGCGTGCCGAAGGAACGCGCCTTTCAGCGCGGCGGGCAGCTCATAGACCTCACCTTGATGTTCGAGGCGAAAAACCTGGTCGCCGTCGCCAGGCTCGAGGCTCTCTGCATTCTCGGGGTCGAGTTGGTCTGCGCGCGCGCGTTCGTCCGCGCCCGCCGAGATGGCGTCGTCGTTTTTCATGGTGTCCTCGGATAAAGCCCGTTGCGGGGGCGGCGATGGTCAACGGCCGATCAGATCGGCGGGCGAATGACTAGGTGGAAGGCTCGGACGGGCGTCGTCTTGCGCGCCACCGCACCACTGCGGCGAGAACCAGGCCCAGCACCAGCGTGGGCACCAGAAACATCGCCATCAAACCAAGCATGAGCAGCTCGCCGAAGCCGACGCCGAAAGCACCGCCGCCCAGGATCGCCACCAGAACGCATATCGTCGCGAAGCTCAGCACGCCAAGCCCGACGTAGGTCGCGATCCCGGCAAGCACGCCCGGCCAGACGCCGCGTCGGATCGCGAAATAGGTGGCCGGCGTCGCAAAGACGACGCTGAGGACGACGTAGAACGCGAACCACAACACCAGATGCTCCTGGTGAGGCGGGACCGGCACAGCCTGGGTCATTGGCCCTTGCCTTCCCGCTGCCTGATCCAGTCCATCATGGGAAGGTCATCGCGCAAGGCCTGCGCGGGCGGGAAGGAAGAGAAGACGTCCGCCGGATCCACAGGAGCCTGGCGGCTCTTGTCCAGCACCGATCGGGCGCCGCTCTGCTGCATCATGCCTTCGACGTCGCGATGGTTCAGTCTCAGATCGAATTGATCGGTCGCCTGCGCCACCGGAAGAGCGGACGGCTTGTGCGCCAGAAACGGAAACGACGCGATCCGGTCCGAAAAATCCGGCTGATCGGGCTGCGCCTGGACGTTCATCCACCTTCCCGGGCGCGCCACACCCACGACCTGGTTCGCCGGCCCGCCGACAGGATCGAGCGTGATCAGGTTGTCGACGCGCATTCCCATCTGGTTCGCTCTAGCGACGCCGTTGTAGGCGTCCGGCCCGCCATAGCTGTGGCCGATCACGTTTACGGGGCCGCCGTCGCGATTGGCTTCCCGGATCGCGTCGACGACCTGGCCGACCCGATTGTTCGGAACGTATCGCACCGGCCGGCCGGTCTGCTGCACGTAGTCCTTGACGTATTCCGACATCGCCGACCCCGGGTAGATGTCGTCCAGGCCGCCGCCAACGAAAATGTCGGCGCCACCCTGCCGCCGCCGACCGGCCGGCTGGGATGCATCGCCCGCGGCCGCCGCGCCGCGTTGTTGGTCGGTCAACATCGGAACGCCGAGCGCCTTCAGCACGCCATCGAACACGGCTCACCTCATCAGAACAAAAAACGAACGTCAAGTCGATGCTATCGCTGCATCGCCTTCAGGCGATTGGTCTCGGCCTCGAACGCGTCGATCTCCAGTTTGCGCGCGGCGTTGGACTGGTCCTGCCGCAGGGCGGCGATTTCGGCCTTTGCCGCCGCCAACGCCTGAGCCAGCTGGCCCATCTGCGCCTGGGCGGCCTGCGCTTGCGGATCTGCCCCTTGGGCCTGCGGGGGCAGCATGGCCCGCAGCCGCTGCGCCACTTCGTCGGCCCCGGGCCAATCCAGGTTGCGGGCCAACAGGTCGCCGATCACCGGCGCCGCCGCCGGATAGGCGCGGATCAGCTCGATCATCTGATTGGCCGCCTCCTCGCGCCGGCTCGTGAAGCTGGGCCCCGCCTGGACGGTCACGTCATACTTGCCGGCGGTCAGGTCGTAGATCCTCTCGACAGCCCTCAATTTGCTGGCCCCATCGGGACCACCGGACGTGGGGGCCGGCGGTTGGTTCACCGCCACAGTGCTCGCCTGTCCGTCCTGACCCAGCACACGAATGACCCGCGGCGTCGCATAGACCTTCGGGATCAGGTCCAGCAAAACCCGGCCCCCGTGGCGCAGCGCGCGGTTCAGGTTGTCGATGTAGTGAAAGGTCGAGACGTCGCCCTCCCGCTGCCGCATCAGGATCGCCCGGCCGGAGGTTTCGTTCGACCGCGCGCCAAGGCTCGCGTCGTAGAGGCCCATGATCGACTTCATGTCATCGCTGGCCGTGAGCGCTTCCGAGATCGCGCCCGCCGGCGCGCCGCCCATGGGCTGGCGGATCGGCGGCTCCGGCCCGTCGTATTCTATGTAGGCGTGGGTCTGGGTGTTGGCCGTCGCCCACTTGGCGCTGTCGGTCTCGAAGGCGCCCTTGCGTCCGATGAAAGGGGTCTTGGGCGCCAGGGCGACGAGTTCCGTCGAGGTCGTGCGCCAGTAGTTGAACATCCGCTGCGGGTCCTTGGCGTCCCGCACCAGGCTGCGCAGCCGCCGACGGCCATCGATGTGCAATTCCTCGCCATAGACGGGCACGATCGGGATGAACTTGCCCGCCCAGTCCACGGTCTCCAGCACCTCGGCCCCGGTCAGGATCCGCTGGGTCACCTTGTGGCTCGCCACCGTCCTCGGCCGGCCGACCACGCTGACGCCAAGCGCGTCGAACATCGCCTTCTGCGCCCTGAAGACCGCCTCCTCCACCACCTGTCCGTCCGACAGCGCCAGGATGACCCGGCTGACGGCCTCGCGCCGCCAGTGCTCGGCGACCATGACCTGCTCGCCGTCCAGCCAGGGGTGAGTCAGCGACGCATAGCTGTCGGCCGACCAATCGACCGCATCGGCGCCTTTCCAGCGCGCCTCGAAGGCCGCCTTGGACAAGGTGTCGACGACGAACGCCTGGTTCCAATCCGAGCTATCCGCGGCGGCTCCGTCGGGGTCGCCATAGATCGAGAAAGGGTTTGCGACCCGCTGGATCACCAGGTCCTGATCGAACGTGTCGTCGCTGGCGTAGCGCGTGTTGATCCGGAAATACCCGAAGCCGCCGGTGACGGCGAAGTCCAACGCCGTGTCGTAGGCGACCTCGGCGTCGGAGCTTTGCTCGATATGCCGGATCAGACCGTTCAGAACCTCCGCGGTCTGAGGGTCGGCGCCGTCGTCTACGGGATGGACGATCATGCCGGGCTTGTTCTGCCTTGCGTCGTTGACCACCTGCCGAATGAACGCCGGCAAGCGGTTGATCGTGAGGCACGGCCGCCCGTCCAGATCACGTTCGCGGCGGATCTTGTCTGGCCACTGCTCGCCCAGCCGGGCGAAGCGAAGATCGTCCAGCGCTTCGCGCCGGTTCTCAGCCTCGGCGTCGGCGGCGCGGTCGAAGGCCTCGCGGGCCTCGCGGATGATCTCGTCGTCTGACAAGGCAGAGCCCCAATGCAAAACGCCCGCGCGAGCAAGCCGGCGGGTTGAAGCGGCCTCTTCAGCGAAGCCGAACGTGAATGAAAACGGCTGACTCGCGCCCGACCCTCAGGCCGCAGGCGCACCAATCAACGCTGACAAAACTCTACCGA